AATAGTGATATTAATATCGGGTTCTACTATATTTAATATCACATTCTGCGTAGATGCAATATCTTTTTGTCTTGGAATAGCATAGACCTTAAGTGATGTTCCGGCAAACTGCGAGATCTTAAAATCATTAATAGATACAACGCCTGTATCATAGTTAACAGATCCGATATCAATGATCTTCTTATGATTAGATCCTACTGGTGTAACGATACTTAAAACACCATCACCATTATCTTCTAGAATACAATTATTAATACCATTATACGTAAATGTTGTTGACGTAATAGCATGGAGATCGATGATAGGATGTTCATCAGATAGCAATGGAACTTCGATTGTTAGTGGAGTTTTAAAGTCAACAGTAAGATTCTGAGATGTATTTAATGCCGGAGTGATATACTTGATAAGCTCTATGTCTGTTTCGTTACTGATAATACTAGCTTCAGCATTATCAATGTCGTTTACAAGACGCGAGTAACGAAGCGTTCTTGCAAAGTTATTCAGGTTTGTTGATGCATATGTTTGAATAGCACCAATAACATATGTTCTGACATCTTCTGGATTCAGACCGGTCTTATTGATATTATACTTGACGTTGCTTGTTACCTTCAGGTAGACATAGTCTGGTGATATAAACAATGGTTCCATGGCAACAGATGCACGAGACTTGAGAAATCTTTTATACTCAGTTTCTTTGATCTTTGGAAGACCGTCAACACCTTTAAGATCTACCGATACGAAGATACGGCCATATTGTGGAGGATTTGCATCCTCACCGCCGTATGCTGTAACTGCATTAATTTCTGGAAAATTAATCTTCAAAAGGTTCTCATAGTCCTCGGCTGTGATAGCACGTTCTTGTGTGGTAAATGCACGAGGAGCATTGTACTTGATTGAGTTCATATCCTCGGCGACCGTACCATCATGAGCAGCCGTAAGAGTTCTTACAGACACGTTTGCGTGGTTATCAATACGACCGGTATTCACAAACTTAAATGCGCCGTTCGGAAGCTCACCGTTACAGATACGATATTCGATTACTACGATAGCATTGTTCTTTGGCTTACGTCCTACAACACCGTCACCGAATACGATCTCGTACTTATCACCGATTCCAGGCTGAACAAAGAATACCTTAGATGTGCTATTGTATCCAAACAGAGATGTAGCACGTGAGTATTGAAGTGTCTGTGAGCCATTGTCTTCGATAATAGTAACACCGATACTTGACACATCAACCGTCTTATTATTAATCTTAAAGATCAGAGGATTATTATAGTTTACAACATATGTTTCTGAAAGATAGTTGCCTTCATAGATCGTAATAGCATCACTTGTAAAGACGCCGTTATTTGAATTTGTAATAACGATATTTTCATTTGTCGTGAAAGCATATGTATAGTCATCCACGCGTGACTGGAATGTAGTTCCCTTTGGAACAACAACAGACTGTACAGTAGAATCACCAGGTGTGATTGTTAACTGGATAGCAGCTTCCGCCGATCCGAATGAACGAGGCAGATAGTTCAGTTCCTTGGCATGAGATACAACACTGTCTCTGAGTTTGGCACTGTCAAGGAACATCTCGTTGCCGATCATGTTCAGATAGAAACCATTCAGATAAGAGTTATATGAAAGGATATCAAGAAGCACATTGATATTGCTGCTATCAAAGTCGTAGTCCTTGAATGCATCCTGCTCCATCAAGTATGACTTGAGAGACTCTTTGTATGAGCTAAAATCTAATTGTGTAAGGACTAAACTGCTATTGGCCATTATCTTACTCTGTAAAGTGTTAAGCTGATGCTCATTGGATTAACATTATTTATCACCTCAAAAACGATAGTTACCTCGTAGGAGTTAATACTCTCGTTAGGAATGACCAAAACATCGATGACTCTGACACGTGGTTCATACTTACTGATTGACTCGATGATAACATCTTTGATCAGGCCGCCGACATAGTCACTGATATTTTCGAAAAGAAATCTTCTGAGGTTGCATCCGAAATCTGGTTGGAATCTTCTCTCGCCTGGTTGTGTCATGATCAGATTGCGCATGGCACGTTTAACTGAATTTTCATTAGTATACTTGGCCAGAGTCTTGTTATGTGGATGCATATTAAAGTTGTTATAGAAGTCACTATAATACGGTGCCTTCTCGGAAGCTTTTTCCGAGTTAGTGATCTTGTCTATTCTTTTAATATCGGCCATCTGAAACTCTTTTTCTTTTATTTATTCTACGTATTTTACCTGTACACAGGATGGGAAGGCTGCTTCAATTAAACTTCCCATACTAAAGATCGGCGGCAGGAGAATACTTAGCACCTCACATTCAGTAAGAGGATTCTTTCCCGACAGGATATCTGCTACCTTCTTGATGATCTTTAAGATCTTACCAACAATCGGAAACTGCTCAAGAATATATCCAGGCGCTTTCTCCATAATCTCGTTGATCTTGACGATGATACCACCCTTGAAGAATCGTCTAGCCTTCTGAATGAATTCTTTGAATGCATCCTCGACCTCGTGGAAGTCAAGGGCCTTCGATCGAATGTCCTTCTTATTAGGATCGATATCCAACAGATCGCCGACTGTTCCGAGTAGAGGGATCTGTATGCCTAGGATCTTATCGATCGCCTCTTGTAATAGTTCCTCACCTAGATCATTTACTGCCTTACCGGATAGCACATCCTCTTTGGCCTTCTTGATCTTGGCTTTGTAATCTGCTACCAATGCGTCAAATGTCTGCTCAACGGTAATGGTAGGATCGATCGATGCCATGACCAGATCATAGATTGGTTTGCCAATAATCGGAATGCTTTTTACTGCGTTGGCAATAGCTTCTGCAACTGATCCGATAAAGTTGTTGATCAAATTGTTGAACCAGTTCTTGATCTTATGCCATACCTCTTCGGATTGAAGATCGGGCGATTTTACACCAAGATCACCATTGTGTGTGGATTCAATTCCTAGGAACTTTTCTACCTTTTCGATGTCTTCTTTAATCGCCAACTTTACTTTTCTTTGGCCATCCTTTGTGAATAGATCCACGATCTTTGGATCATAACCATCTGCTGTCTTACCAATAAACGGAATAGGAATCTCGAACGGATTAGGAATACCAAGAATACTGATTAGGTCGAGTAGGATATCTACAACCTTCTTTTTGAAATATTCTTCAATGTCTTTGCTTAGTTCACGTGCACGATACTTTAGTTCAAGTTCTTTTGATTTCAATTGACCCAATGGATCTGTAGTAATACCTTCGATTAGTTTGACGATCTCATCGATGGCTGTAATAGCTGCAGCAATAGCAACACCACATTTGTCATCTACATTTAGTCCATTGCTAGTCAATGTCAGACGATTCATCGTCCTACCAATACTAGTAAAATATGCGTCTAGGTCTTTTTTGCTGATCTTTCCATCGGATCCGCAGTCGAGTTTAGGGATCTTAGGAATCTCTAATACGACTGTCATCCATTAATTCCAACGATCGGTGCGCGGATATTAACTACTGTCTTAGAAACAATGTCAATGTCCTTATCGGCATTGATCTGGATCTTGCCTTCATTCGAAACAATCTGCAAATCACCACGTACAACGGAGATGGCATGATCGTTAATAGTCACACTGGTACTATCCTTGACCGACTTGGTCACGATCGATCCATCAGGGAAGATCTCGATATAAGATCCAGACTTATGGTATGCATGTAGGCGTTCTGCGCCTGGAGTATCATCGATCTCGATCACATGTCCAGCTACGGTGTTGAGTGTTCGATTGTTAGGATACTTGGCGTTGTACTCGGTTTTCTTCTCGCCAAGTTCAGTAATGTAATCTTTCTGAACAGGTGATTCGCCAGATGCCTGTCTTGATACTGTATCGGCCATGGCCATTGAACCAAGAATCATAGGATGCTTCTTGTCACCCATATAGAAGCCGATTACCCAGGCACCTTTGGTAAGCCCGATCGGCGACTGACCGATTCCAGCGAATCCAGAACTTGTCACTGGCATCAGGACCTTCGCCCACGGAAGGATGTTCAGATCCTTGTCGGATCCGCCTGGTGCATTCTCACCAAAGATTCTAACTCTGACTTGACCTAACTTTTCAGGATCGTCAATGTCTTCGACTACACCCTGGAACCATTGCATGGTCTTCATACTATTCTCCGTTATACCGCAGTCAATTGACTATCCATGCCAAACTGTTTGGCGCGGGGCTTCTGTCCACCTGAACCATCTCTGACAATCTCAAGAGCCTGTACATATTCGGCCTTCTCGTTAAAGGTTACAATGTGTCGGCACTTCGTAATAATAAAGTTACCAGCTATCACAGAACTCGAATCTACATATGGCTTGTTCTCACCAATCGGAAGTGCATCATGCTCAGGAATTTCACAGGTAATTACGTCTCCGACAGAAACAGTAGTGTCGCCATATACCGTAATCTGAACAACCGTTGTCAAAAAGTGTGTCAGATAGTATGGTAGTTTATTAGCCTTGTCGGCAAACTCGTGTGTCTCTTTATCTGGATCATAAAGAACCACTTTGATAGCACCATCATCCTTATTAATTTCTTCTTGTGATTTTAAAGACGATGATTGTGAACCTTTGTTCAACTGGACAAAGTCCAATCGTCTTGCGTCCTGTGCAAATTCTTCATACTCTCGGGTTTTAATATTTAATTTTACTACACGGTTCTTACCGCCACCGATTGTTCTTGCAACTGTCTGGTTTACATTCGGGATTGTCTTGAATGCAAGGATGTTTCTCCATTTGGATCCTGTAACATCTACTTGGCTAAGACCGCTTTGAATATAGTATTTGTCGCCGATGTTCTTGATACCTTCTTCGACCAGCGCCTCTAAAGATTTGAAGTGATAGCCGCGGCTATTCTCAAAAAATACGAATGCAGAACCATTATAGTTTTGTGAAATGGCCATCGTTCTTACCTGGTCAATGGCTTCAAATGGTGTGATGTTGTTCATTACAAATGTATGAAGACCATTCGTCTTCTCTGCAAACAATGGCTTCTTTGAATCCAGTACATTAGGTGCTTCTAGATATGCTTTGACCATGTTCTCACACTCGATCTTCTCACGTGTGAACGGGACGTTCTTGAGTGTAGGAGACTTAGCAGCTTCTCTAGATACGCCGGTCAGTTTATAGATAACACCCTTGTCATCTGGAAGTGATTCGACCGGACCTGCTTTGATGATTCTGAAGTCGTAATCAACTGCACCCTTCGGGTTGTCTTCGTATGTCGTAAACTTAACACAGATAACCTGTTCAGAGAAGTTAAAATGGCTGAACATGCCAGTCTTATCTGAGATGATAAACTCTGCAATCGGTGTAGGTTCTAGAATGCTTTCATAGATATCCATTCTCGCACAGTATGGTGTGAGATCGATTGGTTGTGTAGGCGTGGACATCTGGAAGGTAATGAGTTTATACTTACCTTCTAACATGATTGCTTTATCGGTCATTCTTGAATTTTCTCAATGAATAATTTTTCAACATCAGGAAGATATGTACGTTTAATAATATTGACATATCTTCTCAACTCATTCTTTTCTTCTTCATACTCATATGCATTAACAGGAGACCAGAATGCAGCCTCCTCGTCGCTGATTACCTTTTGAAGAGTAGTTACTTCCTCGATTGAATCACTACCGTCTGCCTCAAACATCCCTACAACATGTTGTACAAGAGCAATATTAGTGTCTGTATCGATCGAGATCAATGCAGCTTTGGCACCTGTGGATGCTTGTTGAATAATATCTGCATCGGCTAGTACGCTTACATCTGTCAGTTTTAGACTGACGATCATATTAGTAGAAGCGATCCAGTCTTCCTGGACTCTATTATATCCCATAATTCGGAAACCGTTGTCCATCACCGGCTTCCAATACTTACGTATTTCTGGTCCTAGTGACTCATAGATATCGACACTGATAAGACTATCATCACTTGCCCAGTCATTACGATAAAACTTGGTTGTAGACACGGCGTTGTTATACGACCCGTACTTTGCAATAACAAAGGCAAGAAAGTCTTCCTGTGACATGTAAAAGTCATGGTAGGGATCGATAACTGTATTTGACAGATAGATCAACCAGTCATACTGCGACGAGTCATAATAGCTATACGAAACCATGTCTGGGCGGTTCATGCCTTCCTCTAGAACATAGTCAAAGTTTGAGTAGATGTCACGCATTGCTTCTTGCGTGAAGTCTACCTTTGTCAGTAGGTTCTTTGCCGGAACACCGCCATAGTTAACCAATGGAAAACGATCGAAATATCTGCCCATTATTGTGCTCTCTTATTAAGGCGTATCTGTTTTTGCAGAGTCAGGTGTTTGTTTAAAGATAGTGTCGACAGTATTCTTGACCTCATCTCTATTAACACCGATTGCATCTGGAAGCAGGTTAAGAATCTCTTGAATTCTATCCGAGCGCTGCTCACCATAATCGTTAGATGTCCAGATCTCTGTTTCTAGGAAGTCTAAACTCAATTGAATGAATGTAGGTTGTTTAGTACCAGCAAAGAATGATGGAATACCCTGTGGTGAATAGTTAACAGCAACATCTTTTAAAAGACATGGCTTAAATCTAATCAGTTTATTTTCTTCACCATCTTTTGCCCATGGATACAGATCGATCTGCACAAGTTGTGGATATTGAAGTGCAGCGGTTCCATTTGTACTGTACGATGGAAGTGTATTTGATTTCAATTTATAAATCAGCAGTTGTAGCTGAGTACTTTCCTCGGCGTTTCTAGGAGCAAACGTCCACTCAAATCTGTGTGTTCTTAGTTCGATACCACTGAAGATAGCAGCTACGTGTGGATTCGGTACGGCACCTGCAAATTGGCCAATCGCATCGCCGAACTCACCAGACATCTGAACTAGTTTACTCAGAAGTAATGTTTCGGCGGTATCAGAAGGTGAGAAACTACTTTTGCCTTTTGTTGTAAAATATGCAGTCGCCGCATCAGCAATACCACCAGCCGTACCGGTACTCTTCGGAGCAATGTTGAGATCGATAGATTCTCTTAGTTCTCTTGGAAGTGGAAGGACAAACGCTTCCTTGAAGACCAGATCAGCACGTGCCTGTGGAGCCGGTCGGCGATATTCAGCAAACTTCATAGAGAAATAATATTGGCCCAGATGGCTTGGGTATTGAAAAACAGCGCCTGTTGTTCCGCTGACACCTATCTTATTGGTAATACGATCAACAGCATCACCAGTCGTTTCAGCACCATCTCTTGGGAGAACATTTGTACAGATCTCTTCTGGTGATACACGCTTCTGTTCTGATGTTGAAGACTGAAAATACTTGTCTGATAATCCTACTGAGAAGGAATCGCCGAAGCGAGATGACAATTGTCTTGCGATGTTATCTGACAGGCCGATCTTCTTAAGGCCCTTTGCAAAAAGATCCTCAACGGCATTCTCTAACTTTGATTCGATTTTATTGGCAATGTTATCGGCAAGTTTATTCAGGATACTTTTAGTATCTCTCTTCAAACTATCGATATTAAGATTGATAAGTGCCATTGACTTCTCTTTGTGTAAGGTTCATAATCTATTTATAAATAGAAAATGGCATATAAGGGAAAGTTTCAGCCGAGAAACCCTCAGAAGTATCTCGGCGATCCATCGAATATCGTCTACAGAAGTCGATGGGAACTAAAATTTATGGGTTGGCTTGATAGTCATCCAGGTGTATTACAATGGGGAAGTGAAGAACTTATCATTCCCTACAGGTCTCCTATTGACGGTAGAATTCATAGATACTTTCCTGACTTTATCATCAAAAAGAAGACACAGGACGGCAAGATCGATACCGTCGTAGTCGAGATCAAGCCATACGCTCAGACCAAACCGCCAACAGTCCAAACTGGTAAGCCAAATAAAAGGTATATCAATGAGGTCGCCACATGGGGGATAAATAGCAGTAAGTGGGAAGCTGCTGGCAACTATTGCAAAGATCGTGGCTGGAAGTTTGAGATCATAACAGAACACGAACTCGGAATAACATTTTAATGGCAACAGTATTCGATACAATCATTACCCAAGGTGTCCGCTCAGGCCAGATCCCTGCGCGTACGCAACAGGCACGTGATTGGTTTCGTGAGACTGCCAAGAAGATTGCACGTATCAATGAGCGTGAACTGATGCGTGGAGATCAATCACGGTTGGTTACTACGCCGATCGTTGGTCAGATGTACATGTACTACTATGATCCCAAGCACAAAGAAACTCTGGCATACTATGACCGGTTTCCTCTGGTGTTTCCTTTTCGTAAGGTACCAGGCGGATTCTACGGTCTGAACCTACACTACCTTCCCCCTCAGTTACGTGCAAGGTTAATGGATGGTCTGTACGACTATGCCAACAACACACGATACGATGAGTCGACAAAGATTAAGATGAACTATTCACTGCTTCAGAGTGTTTCGAAGCTTAAGTTTTTTGAGCCATGTGTCAAGATGTATCTGGATGAACACGTTCGTTCTAGATTCATGTACATCTACCCTTCAGAATGGGATGTCGCTCTGTTCCTGCCGACAGAACGTTTTACCAAAGCAACAAAGACACAGGTCTGGGCAGAGTCCAAGAAGATGGTTAGAGGACAATAATGGCGGATATAAATCAATCCACAAACTCAGAAACACAAGCAGGTAGTGCAGTTGGCGGTAATGTACCGACTGAACCAAAAAGTCAGGTTGCAAATACATCGCAGTCATTCAGCATTGATAATTTCAGAACCGAACTTAATAACTATGGTGTCCTACCGACACATAGTTATCTTGTTAGATTTGCACCATTCAAGTCAAGCGGTCTGACACGAGCATTGAACAACTATACATCTATCAACAAAGACAAACTTATCATGAGATGTGATAGTGCTATCCTTCCAGCAGTATCACTTATCAAAGAAGAAGCTATCCGTCGTTACGGTTATGGTCCTACTGAAACAGTTCCATATAATGTGAACTTCGGCGACTTTACACTTCAATGGATTGTAGATAATAATTCAGAGGTTGTTGACTTCTTTAACAAGTGGATCAACCTGATTGTCAACCACGACTCAAAGGGTGGGGCTGACATGAGAAATACCGGCGAATTCAATAACTATCAGCCATACGAAGTCGGATTCAAGGATGACTATTCGAATAGTAAGGTCAGTGTATTCGTATATGACAGACAGTTAAATACGACAATTGAGTACAACATCTTTGATGCATTCCCGATCTCTATTCAGAGCATTAACCTGGCATGGGGTGATGAGAACCAAATGATGAAGTACAATGTAACATTTGCATTTACTGATATGGTTATGAAAACGCCTAAGGCAGGTGACAATGCATTATACTTGGCCGCACAACAGGAAGCAATTGCGGCAGCCGCAGCAAGATCACCGAACGAAGAAAAAGGATTTCCTGGTGAAATCTTTGTTACAGGTCTTAGTGGTAACAGACAGAGTGCTTCTGGTCCATTTTTCGGAAGTCCATCCGCAGTCGGTAACTATACTATAGAAGTTCCACCAGAAGTACAACAACAAATTAATACGGCTGCATCAGACCCAGCCCCATCAATTAATATTATGACTATTCCATTGACACAAGCTTGAGGAGAATATAATGTCTTTGCCTAAAATCAGTCAACCTATCTTTGACACAGTAGTACCGTCAACAAAAAAGAAGGTTGAGTTCAGACCGTTCCTTGTCAAGGAGGAGAAGATCCTTCTAATTGCACAACAGGGCGGCAATGATGGTGAAATTATCCGTGCTATCAAACAGATCCTGAATAACTGCATAACCACACCAGGATTCGATGTTGATGATCTATCTACATTCGATCTAGAATATTTGTTCCTGAAACTTCGTGCGCGTTCAGTCAATAATATTGTAAAGCTTTCTTATCGTGATACCGAAGATGATGAGGTCTATGACTTCGAACTGGATCTAGATAAGATTGAAGTGACGTATCCAGATGAACAGGCAGATCCAACTATTGCTATCACCGACTCAGTCGGCATGACGATGAAGTATCCTTCAGCATCGATCACTGATAAGATGGGTACATTCGAGAATGAAATCGAACTGATGACATTCTTTATTGTCAACTGTATCGACACAATCTATGATGCCGATGAAGTATATGTTGCCAGTGAATATACTGACAAGGAGATCACCGAGTTCCTTGACGGTCTTGATGTAAAAACATTCGATAAGATTCGTAAATTCTTCGAGGCAATGCCAAAACTATATCATAAATTCGAATACAAGAATAAGCTTGGTAATGAAAGGGTGATTGAGCTAACGAATCTCAGAGATTTTTTTATGTGGGGTTGAGCCACACGACCCTTCAGGTATACTATTCGATGGTATTCTCGATGGCTCAACACCATAAATATTCAATTACTGAGATTGAAAGCTTAATACCTTATGAAAGAGATCTATATGTTGATATGCTGATGTCATATCTTGAAGAACAAAAACAAGAACTCGAAAATAGAAGAAAATAACATGGCATTGCCCGCAATTGCAGCAGCAGCTGGTACAAAATTAGGCATTGAAGTCATCGGTGAAGGAATTGAAGCCGGCGGCCGTATTGTTGCAGGTGCTTTACAAGGTATTGGTTCTGCTGTTGGCGGTGCTGCTCAGGGTCTGGGTTCTGCTATCGGAGGAGCATTACAAGGTGCTCTTACCGAAGGCCCAAAAACAATCGTTAATAACGTCGGCATCGTTGGAAGTGCAGGTAAACAGAACATAGTGTCAGGCAGCGGAACACTTCCTGCCCCTAAAAAAGCTGCTAAACCAACATACAATGAAAAAATGCCGACAGAAAAACTGTTGGCCGTCGCTGTATCGTATCTTGCATCAATTGATAGTACATTAAGAACACAAATAGAAAATGATCGTCTGGCTTTTCAGAAAAAAGTACAAGCCGAAAAAGAATTCGCGATTGAATCAAAAGACACCGGCATGTTTAGTAAACTCGGTGCAGGTTTAGGTGCCGCGGGTAACTATGCCAAAGAAAAGACAGGCAAATGGGATGTTGCTGGAAAACTGCTCAAGGGTGGTTTGCTGTTAGGTGGACTTGGCGCCATCGGTATCTCGCAATTAGATACTTCTGAATTAGATGCTCTTAAAGAAAATGTAAATGCCTTCAAGCGTGAATATGGGTGGTTGGCTGAACTGGCCGCTGTGGCATCTGGTGCTGCACTTGGTTTTTCTGTTGCAGGGCCATGGGGTGCAATTATAGGTGCGATTGCCAGTGGCCTTGGTGTTCTTGGTTACAAAATGGAGAACAAGAGAGAAACATTCAGATCAAAAAGCACTCAGCTTTTTTCTGATGCTGCCAAAGAAAAGGCAGAAAAGTATTTCCAAAGACGCGCCTTGACGATGAATCAACGTGGCGGGGATCCAACAAAAACTGGACTTATTGAATCTGCACGGGCTTATCTGCAGATATCTGCTGGTAGTGCAGAAGATGTGCAGTTCTTGAAGGATGATCTTAAGAAACAGGGCCGCAGTGATGCCGAGATTGACACCATCTTATTTGGTACTCAAGATCAGTTAAATGATGCCAATATAGTAGGTGCAAATCCTCCGACATCAGATTCATACAAACCCGCTGGTACCCAAGAAACATATGTTCCTACTGGAGATCAAAAAGTAGATTTTGCTATGCAATATCTAATGAAGAATCTTGGGATAACTCACTTCCAGGCGGCTGGCATTGTGGCCAATCTTATGGCAGAATCTGAGTTAGATACGAATGCATTTAATGAAGCAGGCGGTGGCAGAGGTGCATACGGCATTGCTCAATGGAGAGGGCCGCGTCAAGACGGATTAGATGCATATGCTAAATCTCGTGGGACCCGCCGCGATGTCTTTGAGACTCAATTAGGTTGGATCGTTCAAGAAATGAAAACAACCCACAAAGACTCTCTGTCGGCTTTGAAAGCAACTTCAAATTCTGCTGATGCAACTACAGTAGTTCTTGATAAGTACGAAAGACCGAGCGCTGCTGATAGAAATTCAAGTCTTAAAAAGAGAATTTCTTATGGTATGGCGGCCGAACGTGGAACATCATTATCGACTGCGCAGTCTACATATGAAGAACCAGCTGCACTAGCTGCACAGGCACGTGGCGCCAGTTCTGGTGCAACCGGTTTTAGTATTGAATCTGCCTTGGATATGGCTAAAAATATCTTTGGTGAAGCAGGTGCAGCACTAATTGGTACGCAGAACTATACATCTAGACCGATTACTGAAAAGATCAACGATCCAAGCGCAAAGATCTTGGATATGTCTAAGAAGATAGAAACGGTCATGATTGCCGGTAAAGAACAAAAGATTACAGGACCCGGTGCAGTAGCTGCTACTGCGATGCAGAAAAGTATTATGCAAGCATCTAATGACGGCAGTCTCGGTGCATTAAATCCTAATTATCCAGGTGATAAGGATATAGTCATGACGTATCTGGCACACTGGAAGTTTGCGGCATGAGTGTAACAATCGGCGATCAAAAGTTTGTCAAAGACGCCAACAAAGGTTGGATCGATGCCAAGACTAAACAGCCAGCTGATACAGGTCTTATCAAACTACTAGACAGTCTCATGGTCGAAGAACCAGAGGTTAAAAAACTTCGTGTCAAGATTGATAGGAACGTGGAACCCGTTTTTATCAACGGCCAGAAATTTGTCTATGACGTTAACCAAGGATGGCTTGACGAAAAAACAAAAATAGCAGTTCCTCCAAGTTTACAAACTATACTAAATAGTTCTCTTTCACGTTTTGAACAGGTTGGCGCAGGCCCAAGCGTATTTACATCATATGGAATGACCGGTGAAGCGGCTTTACAAAAGACAAAGAGTAAGAAACCACCAAAAACAGGTGGAGGAGTACTTGTAAAGAATCAAAATGTTGGTATCAATAAACCATTAATTGCAATGATTAACCAGTTGGCATCTATCGATAGCTATCTAAAACAACAGTTGCAAAACAATCAAATTATTTCATTAAAAGAAGTGGCTCAGGCAAAAGAAGCCAGTATAGAAGCCAAAGATACTGATCAAGCCAAAGTACTTGAAACACCTGATGCGGAAAAAGAAAGTAATGCCGATCTTATAGGTGCAGTTGCACTAGCCGGTCTTATTGCATTGCAGTTTGATCCAGTAAAGGAAACAATCAGCAGTCTTGCAAACTTTGGTAAAGAAGCAGCTTCATATGTTATTGATGTTGCTAAAACAATAAACGGTGCATTTGAATGGTTACTCGGCGATGGAGCTGCCACATCCAGCACTGCAAGTGCTGGAAATATCGGTCCAACAGAATACACACCAAACGATTATTTTAAATCACCTCCAGCATTTGCTTCATACGCACCTGTTACTCAACCGGCTCTTACTACGACTCCATCTGCTGGTATTTTATCAGCTGATCCTAAAGTTCGTGAACAAGCATTTACACAAAAATCAGCTCCTACAAGTCAGAAACCGATTGCTACAACACCGGCACCTGCGGCAAAAAGTTCTCCCAAGGCAAATACCCAGCCACCTGCTAATGCTTTCTTTACAGCAAAACCAAATATACTTTCAAATGATCCAATACAACGTGCTCAGGCTATTGTAGAAAAAGATAAAACAAAAACATACGGTTTGAAGGCAAAGGGCGGAAGAACTAGCGGAAGGGCAAGTGCACCTACAATTCCTAAAAATGATATTGTGGCACTTGCAAATTACTTAGTAGGCCAAGGCGCTGAAAAAAGTAAAATGGAACACATGGCAATTAGTGGTAGAGTAGGTGAACATAGCAACAACTCTAGACACTATCGAGGAATGGCAATTGATGTCAATTTTCCTGGGCCAAATGAAGCTGCCATTCTTGACGCCTTAGCTCCACAAATAAAAGCAGCCGGATACAATGTTCTTTGGAGAACTAAAGGGCATTATAGTCACATGCATGTTTCAGTCGGCGGACCAGAAGGCATCGGTGGATTCGGTGGCGGCGAGAGTCCTATTGCTAATGCCGTAGATACTATTACGGATGTAATGAGTAATGCCAAGAATATCTTCGGCAAGGTTGGTGCTGCATTGATTGGCACTGATGACTATACAAAACGCGAGCTTACAACTGCTGCATCAAAACTAGGTCCTATGGCAAAGAGTTATGAAATGGCAAAGACTGATGCCATGGCCGAATCTAGAACTCCAAAGCCGACACCATCCGTTTCTAAAACAGTTTCACCGGCAAACATCAATCCAAACAAATCATCGCCAGTGATTCAGACACCGGCGACCGAGAGTGATATGGGTGGTGTGAACTACTACCTAGAGAGATTCGGATTCATGCCTGCTCAGTCAGAGATGGCCATAATATAAAAGAAGAGGGGAACCTCTCGATCCCCCTCTTCCCTCCGATCAATCTTCAGCGGCAAGCTTACTGAAGAACGCAAGATCCTCGTCATCATCATCGACAGCAGAAGCAGTGGCAACTGAAGGTGCAGCTGCAGCCTGGAAGGTTGGGGCCGGAGCCTTGTACTCTTCAGCGTCGAGCTCAACGCCACGAACCTTAGCCGGAGCATTAAGAACGAGAACGTTGTTGAGACGGGTCTTAAGTTCGTCATAGGACTTGAAGTGCTTTGGATCCACGAGTTCCTTGAGGGAATGCTCCTGCTTCCAAACGGCTTCAAGCTTGTCGTCATCATCGAACAGTGGTGCGGGAGAGTCGAATTCTGACTTATCGTAGTTGGGATAACCCTCAACCTTACGAATCTTAAGCTTGAAGTTTGCACCCGACCAAAGATCGAATGGATTCACTGGCTGTTCGTCTTCGAACGATGGGTTCATCAGATCGTTCAGCTTATCGAAGATCTTCTTGCCGTACTTGTACAGGAAGACTTTACCTTCGTTCTCAGGGTTGGCTGGATCCTTAATAACAAGGATATTACTGTAGTAGGCAAGACGACGCTTTTGTTTACGTGCCGTTTCCTTGTCAGCATCAAGGCCAGAGTTCCAGAGGGTGCTGTTCATCTCACCAACAGGATCGTCTTTACCGAGAGTCGTCAATGACCTCTCGATGTACCATAGGCCAGTTGGTCCCTGGAATCCATGATCCCAGATCTTAACATATGGAAAGTCTTCACCTTCGGGGGCTGGGAGAAAGCGAATAACAGCATAACCATTGCCTGCCTTATCTGTGGCACACTTCCAGAGCTTGTCGTCTCCGGTACGGTCGTATGTGGTATTCTGCTTTGCGAGTTCCGTCTTGAGCTTGTCGAAAGACGAGGTAGAGGAACGCTTGAGGTCTGCGAATGACATATGTTTTCTCCTAGTATGTCGTTATGTACGTTGTATTACGATTTGTGTTTTACCGAGAGATACTTGGCACCACCATCCCATGGCATGAAAGGAATATCTCGATATTCGATATCATGCTCAGTGAACCGTGGAACAAAGTCTTCGGTAATGTATTTATCATTGTTAATGCCAAAGATCAGGTTAGAATATGAAATTAACCAATTTTTTGTATTACCAATGCGCCCCATGATATCCGCACGAAGATCAAGAGGCATTTCGGTGAATGACCACGTACCGATCATAAAATCGGCGTCTACGAGATCATTCACATCAGAGGTGTGCACGATGTTGGTATGTCCCAACTGGTCGTGATACCACTTCTGAATCTGACCGACTTCTTTGAAGTCGTAGATGATGTACTTACCCTTGAAACCAAGCTTGTAGACGATATCGGCCATGTCACCGATACCACCACCCAGTTCAACGATAGTGTCTAGTTTGCTAAGTTCAGCAGGTCCCCATCCGTTCAGGACAAGGTGAGCCATATGCTGGATACGATTCATTGTTGTACGATAGTCCTCGAACATCGCATAGATCGGATAGTCCTGTTCAGTCATGCCGATCATCGGTTCCTCTAGTGCATCGCGCACGGTCTCACTTGCCTTTGCAGCCATAAGGACAGGACCAATGTAGTCTGTAAAACGTGCCCGTGTCATGAACGGAACCGACATGGTTGATGCCCATACCTTGAAACGTTCCATAGGAAGGTTCTCAAGATCGGCGGCAAACACTTCGCACATAGTCGACCAGTAGTTGCCGTCATTTACCTGCTTCGCTGCCATCATCTTTTCAAAGATTTCTTTGGATGTGGCCAACGGAGCTTGAGCCGTCATGCGTGGGTCTTCACGCTGAGGCATAGAATTGTATGTAAAATATTCACTCATTATGCAAACTTGTCCTTCAAAATCTTACGACATTTGAACATATCATAGTGGAAAAATGGTTTGTACTTCATGCACTTCTTATATATCGTAGGCCACAGGATAGTATCATCGATCTTCTTGTTCCAGTGATTAAAGAAACCGAGAAGATCATTAAGGATGATTACTGTCTCTATACTAATCTCACGGCGTAGATATTGTTTAAGAAGGTATGGATGTTGTCCATTATTTACAATAACATTATCGTCGAATTTTGTACACAGTTTATTTAGGTCCTGCTCAAAAATATATGACAATGATTGTTGACGTTTTAGCCAACCTGCATAGACCTTCTCAGAGTCGTCGTTGAATAGATCTCCAATCCACTTAAGATCACCATCAACAAAGTTGGCTACAAGGTACTGTAAAGGATCTTTATGTTTGGAGAGTTTGTAGTACTGGTACTTGTCCTTGCGTACCTCAAACGAGTGTTGAGACGCGCTGACCTTGCCGTTGTACTTGATGTAATCGTATGATGTGGTGAAATGACTCTTGACGGCAAGGAAAGTTTTATAGCTTTCGAAGGGTGTCATTCGTCATAAATCCATTCATTGTTCTCATTAGTATAACCATATTCCCTAAGCAGTCCAAGTTCATATGGGCAACTATCATCGCCTTCTAATATTTTATAAAGTGCATATGCCAATTCATCTGCTCGTTCAGCGTAAATGGAATCGTGCCGATTAAGAAGTTTTATTATCGCCATAAATGAATCATTACTCATAGTGGAAGGTGTGCCCTCTTAGGGAGGAAGTTAAGATCCTCACATTCAGTCTGGAGCTTGGACTTGATCCGTACGTTATTACGGATAATCATGGCTGCTGCCTCGATCTCTACGTTGTTCGTCTCACAATAGTGGACGACGGCATCTAAATAATCTAGTTTATTCTTAATCACAAGAGATTCAATGTCCTTGATAAACTTTTCAGTAGTCAAGGCCTTCTCAAAGATAACGTCGTCCACCATTAATTCATCCTCTATAAAAAATATGTGCACCGATTTGAGTGACACGTCGCATACCCCAGTTGGGGTTTACATAGTTAGCATGATAGAATTTTGCGCCTTTGGTCACATCTCGGATATTACCCAGATAGACATTCTCGGCGACTCGCTTAGATTCAGCGAACACGGCCATGTTACGAACACGCTTGTTGCCTTCACATACCCAGGAGAACTGGCATACGCCACGTGACTTCTGGTAGACAACAGCGCAGGCCGACTTAGGGAATCTTCCATCCTTAACTCGGTTCATAACAACATTAGTTACGGCCACTTTACCTTTTGTTGATTGATTGCCTGCTTCGAAATATGCATTCTCTGCAAGACATTGGATTTGGCGTCTGTCGTGTGCACTGACATATACAGGCTTCTTGACAACTACCGGCTTTTCAACAACCTTCTCAACTATCTTGACTTCCGGTACCTTGATATACTTGGTTACCGTCTTGGTTGGAATGAATGCTGACAGGATGATCGCAAAGATCAATCCTATTAAAAATCCTTCTGCACGTGTTAGGTGTGGGAAGGTTTCTGACTTCTTAAAAAGAACCATTGTATCCTCTTAGATATAATGATCTTGGCTAACGCAGACGAGTATATAGATGCGTCTCAGCACCATCTGTCTGCATTGCTATAAGAAGATACACAAAGAATAACGAAGTATCTTCCATCCATTTCCCCCTTACTGGAAATGCAAAATCATTAGTTGTTTTCGTCGGTGATAGGCGAACCCTATCGCTTTCTAGCCATCTAAGACTTGAAGTTTTGTAAGAGTCAATGGAGGATGTCAACCTCCGCATACAAATATTTATACCGATCTACCAATCAACCCGTAGCATTTACGGTGCAACTGGTAGTAAAGTGGCCCGTTCTGTTCCAAGGTGGAGCCATACCCGTGTAGATCATGCCGCTAGGCGGATATCTGCAAAGCTATCGTTATCGTTAGCATTTATTGTTTTTTGGCCACTCAGCCACCGAATCAGTCTCAAACCGCCCTATTACACGAAAATCGAATTCCAAGGTCACCCCCATCATAGATACTGACGACTTACATTCCCCCGCATGCGTCATTTCTGGTGCAGCTAATGCATCAGTATCTATGGTGGAGGTGCGGGGAGTCGAACCCCGGTCTTTCCGCCTTTATTGTTGATTCTCAACAACTGATATACTATATATACTATGTTTTATCTTAAATGTACACAGTTAATTTCAAAAATCACTCGCAGGATAATTTTGTTTGTAAAGCCATTTGGCTCTACGATCGATCCAGTCATCTTTAGGGAGATGCATACCGGTTGAACCGTTCCAATCGGCAAACTCTTCGTCGTAGAAGCCGATCTCTTTGAGTTCTTCCTGTAGGACCGTCAACTCATCGGCCCACTGTTGCCACTTTTCATCGGTGATGACTGGCGAGTCTAGACTGTAATACAAATAGGAATGAACCAACATCTGAACCCGTCTCTGGCGGATCTTCTCTACTAGAGACGGAACATAGATTGGTTTATCATCATCAAAGAAAGATTCAAGTGTAGCAGTCATTTTTAGCACCAAGATTGTTTTGCATCACCAAAGTATTCGCGAGCAAAGCCATTCTTGATCAGCAAAGCACGAAGGCTCATGCCGTCAAGGAGGATATCTCCAAGAACACGACCGCCAAACTTGTCCCAATCATACAGAACGACCTGATGCTTCTTCGTAGCGGCGATTGCATTTTTTGTGAAAATTGAAGCTTGCTCACCACGTTGCTTTTCACTCTCACATTTGCCACGAAAGCCTTTTTCTGGCGTATCAACACCAAAGATTCTGACACCAAATTCAGGCTTTAAAGGAGCCGGCAGATATGGAGCAGCAATAACTACTGTATCACCGTCAACTGCACGAACAATGGTCGTATCATATGTCACGCCGATAGGTGTCTTCTGAGCAATAACAGGTGTAGCTACTAGCGCCAAAAGCGCCAATCCAAAATACTTCATAGATTTTCCTTAATTACAGGTGGTTTGCCAATAGATATAACGTTCACCATAGCGCCACTCTACAATCTGTTCGCGGACACAGTAACGTCGATCATAACGATAATCTGGTGGATAGTAACGGTTATCGTACTCACGTTCGCGTTCTTCATCACGCTTTGAACTCAAAGCACCAATAACAACACCACCGATGATAGCTCCACAAAGCCATCCACAACCATTGCCACGTTTCTCATAACGTTCATGACCACGATGATCACGTGCCATAGCTGGAGTTGCAAGCAACGATACAGCAATTAAACTAGTAAGAATCTTTTTCATAAGTTAATCCCTAAAATAGTCTTCACTGATATCAGCGTACATCACTCGTTTCCTAGGATCGCCATCAGCGATACATGATGCAAGCGTCAGAGCTTCTTTATAGTTCTTTGTGTGGAACATGACCGGAAAGACGACTTCATCTTCCTCGGTTTCCAGACACATTCCAACAAAGTACATACCGTTTTCTTCTACCATGAACTTATTTATTCTTGGCAGATTCTTCCTTCTTCCTACGTTTACGATCACCAAGCCAGAAGAGGCCGATAAACGGGCCGGCTACAATTGCTAGTGTAAAAACAACCGGCCACATTACGGACAACACCAATATAAGCCAAAAAATTCCAATCTTGTCGTCAACGTTAATAGTTGATACTCCGAGTTTGTAGATGCCAAACGCAAGGAGTGAAAATGCAATAATCAAATACCAAGCCATATTAAACTTCCTTCTTATTAAAACGTTGACCTAGCTTGTAGATAGCATAACAAGGCAATACAAAGATCCAAAATGCAGAGATGATTACCGTAGTGACTACGTACATGACTACTTTATCGGTATTGATCTCATCTTCTTTGCGAAATGTGTGTCCTGGTCCGTATGTGAAGTCGGTCTGAGCCGCCTTATATACACGATATGCCAGAACAGCAAATGCAACAAACAAATAAAACATAATTAAGTCCTCACTTTACTGTAACGAATGTTGTCATAACCAGCATATCCGACAGCCCAATTGCTGCGTTGCTGTTCCTTGAACGCAATCTGATTGGCGTTCTCTTTGTAATACGCACGAGCCTTAGTGCTCACGTCGTAGTCATCCTCAGCCATGATCTCAAAAGATTCTGAGAACGAGCGTCTCTCAAATGTAACCTTGTATGGCTTGAGCTTCTTCTGCTTCTTGACAAAGGCTTTTACTTCATCCTTAGCATTGGGTTTATTAATTAGACCGTCAAACGTTTTCTGATCAACGGCGGCTAGCGGTCCCCAGGATTCTGGGGACCGATTCTTAACATTAAGCAGCATCAGCAAACTCCACCGCAGACTCAAGTGCACGAGTCTTGAGACCCTTGTTATAACCGTACCAGGCAGACTGGAGGCGGTTGTCAGCCGAACGACCGATGACGTGGTCGGTCATGAAGGTGACGGCGTTGAATGCCTGCCACCATGTACCTTCGGCATACTCAGCACCAGGCTGTTGGTCGATGATGTTCAGAGCGATCTCAGCGTTCTTGCTGATCTCTTTCTTGGCACCAGTCACAGGGAAGACACGCTTGAAGTAGTCAACGATGTTCTCGTCGTTGTAACGCTTCGAACCGAGATAAGCAGCCATTTCCTTGTAGGACTGGAGCTTTTCCTTGGCGATGCCAAGAGTTTCCTTGACAGCGTCACCGTTGAACTCGTTGCGGTGTGAAACCTTGACAACCTGGCTGGAGTTCTGCGAGAGCGACAGAGTCAGGGTGTTGTTGCAGACCACACGAATCGGTGTGAAGCGAACATCGATCGACGAACCATACTTATGAGGGTTGGTGAAGAGCATGTAGGAATCGACCTGGTCGCCCTTGAACAACTCGAAGGAGTCCTTGATCTTGGCCAACGCCCAGACGATCTGACCGTCACGGAGCGAACCAGCGGTATGCATCTCCATCTCACCAGCAGCGATGAAGTCGTTGAAGAACTCGAAAGCATCTGCGTTCTGGTTAGGAATCCAGTCATTCGTGATGACGTCAAGGACGCGGTTGTCACGGTCACGGACCAGAGCCGAACGACCGATATCGACTTGCTTGCCAGCGATATCGGCGAATGCAGGAACCGGAGTAACCTTCCAGTCAAGGTTTGCAGCCTTAAGCATCTGCTCAGGAGTCAGGTCATTCGAGACCTTCGTACCGAGACCGTGCCAGGGAAGATCGCCTGCCCAAGCCATCGAAGCCTGACCGTCGATCATTTCAATCATATGTGCCATAATATATATTCCTTTTCAGTTAGCTTATTATTCAATCTATACTACTTTTGATAATTTGTACACAACTATTTTCAAAATTATGCAATTTCCATCGACTCAGCAAGGATGTCTGCATAAGCACGCTTAGCTTCACGATACAATTGACGGTTCGAACATTCACTGAAATCGAAACCATCACATTCCAATGCATACTGAATCAGCGCAGCATCTCCGAGCGAGACATTGAGGTTAGCAGCGATATCACGAGTAACTTTGTTCATAACAATCTCCTTAGCTTATTATTCACTCTACGATACTTTTGATAATTTGTACACAACTATTTTCGAAATTATGCAAATTGTTTTTCGTAGGCATAACGCTCGGCAAGAGCATCATAGTTGCAGATGTCACGGAAGATCACCTTGAACTTCATCATTGCCAGAGACAGGTCAGCCAAAGATGTACGAACCGGACGACCATCAAGATAGTGTTCTACGACAATCCAAGGACGAACAACGTTGTCACCACAGGGACGATCAACGATCTCAACGACTTCACCGCGGATCGTACCAGCAGCAGATTCGTAACGAACACGATCACCGATCAAAACAGTCTTGGGAGCAGTCATTTTCAATTCCTTTATCACCATTTGGTATAACCATTCTACGATGGTTTTGATTAATTGTACACAGTTATTTTTAAATATTTTCGATACCAATCTTCATGCAGTGGTTGTAGAATTCCTCAAAGAGGTAACCACTTTCGGAAGCAACGATCAGCGAATCACCATCGCAGATCATGCATTCTTCCGGATCAGCATTCTCCATGATATACTCCATGTACTTGTCATGCAGATCGTCATGGATATCAAAGAGGGCATCAAATTCGTCGATGGTCATATTTGTTCCTTTCATCATCATAGGTACACCTTATATTGTTTTCAAAATAATGTACATCAAAAAGTGAAAAAAAATGCGACCGAAGCCGCATTTCCTTATTTTTTGTGGTAGGCTCGACAGAGAGCCGCTGCTTTCTCAAGGTACTCTCGAGGCTTGACAATAAAGACTTGTGGCATCGGTTCCTCATCCACTGCGATGATAATGACACACTGTTTGGCCATCAAGCCAGTCATCTCCCACAGCATATAGGCATAGAGTGATGTCTGAAGGAAATAGGATTCAATCCATTGCTTCATCTTATTCTTAGCCGATGACTTGTAGTCGATGATCGATAGTTTACGGTCATACAGTGCAATCAGGTCACAAGATCCTGCAATCTGTAATTCATCAGACTTCAGTGTTAGTTCACATCCGATGATATCATCGACGTGTTCATCTAGAACCTTCTTGACCTGGTCAAATAGGTATGCATTAAAGGGCATACTAACATCCACATCCTCTCCTCGAACGTAGTTCTCACACATAGTGTGGATGTTAGTACCCCTTGCAGCGGCAAGCCGACTAGTGAAGTCGGCTTGCTCGTCACCTACCCGTGCACGCCATTCGTCAAGTGCTGACTTGTCTAGCATTGCACCGAGTACGGTTGTAACCGATGGATAGTTGCCATTCGGTGTTATGTAGTGCCTGATGCCGTCAATCTCTTTACGATCAAAGAATTCGAATTCTTCATCAGGAACAAAGTTAAAGATCTTACGGTTGGAGACCGAGTTTTTGGCGAGCAATGATATATTCCTTCACTAGCTTCGAACGAACAATATCTTGTTCGAGGAAGTCAACATGTACAAAATCATTCAATCGGTCAAGGACTCTCATGAAGTCCTTTAACCCGTTACGTTCTTGTTCTTTTGTAAGATCTGATTGGCGGAAGTCACCACAGAACAATACTCTACAACCTTTACCAATACGTGTAATCACAGAGTCCAATTCATGGTAGGACATGTTATTCACTTCATCCACAATCACATAACAGTTATTCATGGTGATACCACGAACGAACGATGTCGAGATAAACTCAATTGCATTCTTCTGTTTAAGAACCTCATACGCATCAGACCGATCAAACAGTTCGGTACAGATGGCATAGTAAGGTGCCTCGTAGACCTTCATCTTCTCCTTCTGGTTGCCCGGAAGGAAGCCCATATCACGTGTTGGTACTACTGATCTTACAATGTAAATCTTTTTTTGTACACCAGTATTTTCCATCATTGCTTCAATTGACTTATAAAGGGCAATAAAAGTTTTACCGGTGCCAGCCATACCATGTAGCATTAGATGTTTTCCGTCATCAAATGCATCAAACGCAATACGTTGATTCTCTGTGAGAGGATTGATATGTTTAAGATTGAAGTTCTGACTTCTAAATGTCGGTCCTTCAATAACATCACCATTTTGTCTGGCGATTCTTTTTTCTCTCTTTGTTAGACGAGGCTGGCTATGTTCCACAAGTTATCCCTTGCTTTTATGTTTATTAACGACCTCACGCGTTTTAGATGCTCTGACACCCTTATCGCCGTGTGTCTGGGCTAATGGAGAGTGGGGATTCGCTTTGGCAATTCGATTCAATACATCACCAAACCCACTGTCCGTCTTTACTCGATCACCAGTACCACCGATGATCGAAATGGAATAGACCGGATTAATGTGAGGATTCTCGGCAAGAAATGCCTTGTATGACTCATACGACATGAAGTCATCCCACTGTTCTCCGGTCTCGGTATTCACGAACTCATATAACGGCATTAATACTCTTCTTCCGTTTCCATCATCCGTTGTAGTGTATCCCAGTTCTTGGATCGCAGCGCAGACCTAAGTCTTTTTTCCTTCAAGTGTGCTGCACGATCATCCTGGTCATACTGTTCATAGTCTTCGGCAAAATACTTATTATTGCGCTTAACTGACTTGCTCATGCCGGAATAAGTCCTGGGAATGCAAGGTTGATAGTGTCAACATCCAGATCGGTAACCTTTCTGTCCTTGACGGCGATCAAGAGTTGTGCATCCTTAGGGAACAACGACTCGAGCAGACCGATGAACAACATCTCACGCTTGACCTTACCAAGCTCAGGGTTGTTGCCCAACAGGTACATAGACAGAGTACGTGCTTCCTGATACAGACGGCCTTCCTGATCCAGATAGGCAGTAGGCTTGTACGGGGGAGCTCCTTCTGGTAGTTCCCAACGGACACCAGGATAGAATGCTAGTTCGAGAATATAGCGAAGGGTTTCGCTGTCGTGATCACGCAGATATTGTGCCTTTTCCACTTGGGTTTCCAGCTTACCTGCGTTCTCGATGATCTGTGAAATAGCTAGTGTTGCCATATTAAAACTCGTTAATGCTTTCCATTAGGTTCTTCAGCTTCTTCTCAACGAAGTAGTTGAACATGTGTTTACGACCCTTGCCGGCCTGTGCCTCGTACTCAGCCAGGATGTTTTCCTGGATATTCAGAGGGATGAAGGACAGGTCTACAAGCTGTTGATTGCGACGGTAGCCACGTAGCATACGATCGTCACAAAATTCTTCTGGTTTGAGGTGGACCCATACATCCAGCTTCTTGCTGGCAACCGGCTTCTGTCGTTCGCCTACAACCAGACAGTTGTCAGTCGACAAAAAGTTAGGAACGCCGTCACCGATGTCACCACGCATGATGTGTTCCTTGATAAACCGATCTGGGTCGTTGGTAGTGCGGAACTTCTTCTGGACAGGATCGTACTGCTTGACGTTGTTGTAACGCTGAAGCTGGACGAAGTCCTTGTCGCCAGAGAGGATGAGGATCTTCTCGTTAGTGTCGCCATAGTTCATGGCAAGAGTTCCGATGATGTCATCTGCCTCTGCACCATCGACCTGCACAACACGATACGGGAAGAATGCCTTAAGTTCGTCACGAATCTTGTGCAGTGCATCAAAGATCTGAGTCCAGTTGAGTTCCGACTTCTCACGTGACTTCTTACGGTTTGCTTTGTAGTATGGGAAGATATCACGACGCCAGAATGCACGGTCGTCGCATGCAATGATCATCTCACCGTACTCGTCCTTGAACTTCTGGTTATAGGAACGAATAGAGTTAAGGATCATATGGCGAAGAAGATCTTCTTCGACCTCTGTGTTGGTATGGTTACCCAACTGCATCATCAAATTAGAAATCATTACTTGGGATAGGTCAACAATAATCATATCAAATTAAAGAGCTCTCACTCTTCCTCCGGTTCTGTTGGCAACGAATAGGAATACGCTACCGTGTCATCATCATTATAACTAAATTCAAATACCGAGTCGATCATCTCATGGAAGGGATGTTCGATATTGTAGTATTTATATAGCAGAGACTTGGAAGACTCTACAATCATTGAGACATCTTTGATGTACTCATGCTGATCAGCATCGATGCCGTTGGCCATGAAGATACCGATGAGTTGTGGTATCATACTAGTAGCAATCTCATCAGCGGTTTCACGCCTCAGGCGATCGATGTCTGCAACCATCTCCTCGAGTGACTGAGGCGGTGTGTTTAGTTTAGATTTAGGGAATTGGATTACATTGTCCGTCACTTAACAACCCTTAGTAGGATGGTCTGCTCATTGATACGACCATTTGGGGTGGATGGTGTAGTCTTGAGCTCGTCCATGAACTTGCGTAGGCTGACTTTGCCTGCAGAAAGAAGCGACTGAATGGCAGTGTCTGGCTTTCGCAGACCTTTGCTCAATGAAGTCTCTGGGTCGTATCCGATGAGCGTAGTACCCTTGACCTGCAATCCGTTTGGACTCATGGAAATATACTGAGTCAACTTCTTGTACTTCGTGTTGTAAACCCATAGTTGGTTACATCCTACAATCTCAGTCGGATGGACAGAGACGATCTTCAATGAAGGTTCTTCCTTCTGATACTTGAGAGCCTTGACAACATCTACAGCCGACTTGACTTTCTTCTCACGTGGCTTGCGGATCTTGACTGCCTTCTTGTTATTTATGAATCTATCACAGTCTGTAATAAGAGTACAATAGAAATCACACCAGAACTTAAGTTTTTTACCATAGGCTTCCTTGACTTGTTCGTCATCAAGTTCTAGTTCTTCCTTCATAGGAAGATAGTAGTCACGGATATATCCTGCTGCCTGAGGAGTGACCTCATGCTTTTGAAGGAAGCTATAGATGTCGAAGGTATCACCGTTCATCACGCCATCGATTTCTTCTTCGACCATAGTGATGAGGCTATTTGCACGGAAACGGATACGTGCTTGGATGTCAATGACTGGCTTATCAGGGGCGGCCATGGCCGACTCATCCTGAAGTTCTTTACCCATCTCAACGAGACGGTCAAGGTGGCCATTGAAGAACTCGTATGAGGATGGTGCAAGCGTATTGCCATTCATCATCATACGTGCCTGCCAACCGATGGTGGTAGGAACCTTGTGCTTGGGGCAACGACGAACGGCTGCAATCTTAGCACGGTCAAACTGTGCAGACTTCATGAACTCAAGCAACCACTCACGTGCCTGATCCTGATCATGCATATAGTTGTACCAGTTCAGAGCATCACGATATTCACCAGTGTGAATACCAATGATAAGCGGCTCTGAACCGTAGTGCTTGTCATCGATAGACTTGATGACAGCGCGGGACTTGATCTTTGGTTTAGGCTTGAGCTTGATAGCCATGTATGTTATTCCTCAGCAGTTGATTATTCAACCTACCATACTTTTCATAATTTGTACACAACTATTTTCAGTCCCACTTTCGAAAACGAAGATATTTTGCGATCATATGCATAATTGCTTGATGCACATCCTCGGCAGCCTCGTATTCCTCGACAGCTACGTGGATAGGATACTGTGCAAGTTCATTGGTTTTACCACCATAGAATCCGGTCAACGCAATGACACTAAGATTCTTTTCAAGAGCAACTTCGCATGCTCGTACCACCGATGGGGAATTGCCAGAACTGCTAATGCTGATAAAGACATCACCAGGATCGGCCAGACGCTCGAGTTGGTAAGCATATACTTCGTCGTAAGAAATATCATTCGAGATTGCCGTCATAAGAGGGATGTTAGCAGATAACGAAATGACCTTAGGTTTGAAAGGACGAGAACCAATTTCAGAGCAACCCTTGGTATAGTCACATGCCCAGTGTTGGGCAATAGCAGCGGATGCACCGTTGCCAGCAGTATATATGGTTTTACCACTCCTGATAGCGTACAGGATTACATCTGCTGCCTTTTGCAAATCATGCATACTAATAGAGTTCAAACCAGCAATGACTTCATTACGATGTTGAACCCAGATATTTTCAATCGCGGTAGACAACTTTAGCTCCTTCATGTGAGATTCCTACGTCAAGGCAAGTGCGATCTGAAAATTCTTGGCGGATTGCACTCTTAGAATCAGTGAGTGCTAGCATGTATCCGCCGCCTCCTGCACCTAACAACTTGGCACCATATGCGCCGGCTGCTTTGCAGCGATCGTACATACTATCTATATCGGTCGTAGAGACCTCATCACTCATCTGCTTCTTGAGTTCCCAGGCAGAGTTGAGAAGCCGTCCATATTCATTGATATTGACAGGTTGTGTGCCTTGCATCTCTGCCATATTAGCCAGTTCACGAATCACAAACGTCTTGGCTTCGAAGTTGATATTATCGAGAATCTTAGCTGCATGGTGTTCTACATTAGTAGGAATCAAGATCATATAGTTTTCGATGGCATTGGAATCCAATCGTTTAATATGAAACTGGGGAGCTCCCATTTCACCACGATATTGGATATAGTTCATACCACCGAATGCAGATGCGAATTGATCCTGCATACCGATCTTCCAACCACACAGGTCGATCTCGATATGACATGCAGTCTTGGCCACACCATACGGATTGATGTACTCATATCCAAGATATGCAGACAATGCCTTAATCAGAGCACAGGTAAACGCAGACGATCCACCAAGACCGTTACCGACCGTGGGGATATCTGCGAATGATGTGATCTCGATGTTGGATTTGATGCCGAAGAACTTGAGAGCATTCTTGACAATCTCGTTCTGTAGGTCCTCGACGTTATCTACACATTCCTGTTTCGAATAGGAAACTTTGATATGATCGTGAGGAGTGTGCATGACTGCTACATAGACGTACTTGTCGATAGCAGTAGAGATGGTGGCACCACCCCACATAGCAAAGTGGGTGGGGATATCGCTACCCCCACCAAAAAAACTAACCCGCAGTGGGGCTTTTGCTAGAATCATTTTTCTGTGCCTTCAAAGATGCAATCAAACCCTTCCACTTAGGCATAACCGAATCCCATGAGAATCGCGTGTCTGCATAAGTCTTGATGAATCCGAGTAGATTGCTTAGATCATTATTCTGTACGTTTTCAATAGCATACATCAGAGTGTGAGCAAAGATGTTTGCATGAAGATTCACATTCTCATGATCACCATCGTACTGGACGGTTAGACCACCGCATGTATCAGATAGTGCAGAGAAATTGGGATGGACAGCAAGACAGCCAGCTGACATAGCCTCAATAAGAGAGCGGCACGACGTTTCGGGCCAAATGCAAGGATAAGCGAAGATATGAGCTTTTTGATATGCTGCACGTACAGTCTCCTGATCTGCCCATCCATGATAATTGATCTGAGGATGGTTGCGACACGCCTCGAATAGAGGCTCATACTGTTTATCTCTTTGTTCCCATGCCGATCCGTAGATACCGAATGATGAGAATACATCCAGTTCGATATTAGGATACTTCTCTGCTAGAGCGCAAAATACAGGAACCAGAATCTCCAGTCCACGATGAGGTGTGGACGTATAGATGAGGCGTATTTTATCTTTTGGCTTGTCAACGAGTGGAATTGGTTCGACACCTGTTTCAATAACTGTTGACTGATGGCTGTATGGCACTCCAAGATAGTCACGATACTGTTGATACTGCCAGTTAGAGCTGAAGACCAACTTGTCGAAGCGAGCTCGAGAAGCTGCATCTTGAAGGTGTGAAGCCTCAGGATCACCGGCAAGATCGTGTAGATGGTAGATCTTAATTCGGTCAGGATCGAGCTCGCGGACACGAGCAGTGATAATTTGGATACCATCGAGTTCATCACGAGTAAGTCGGTTAAAGAGACCCCTGGTGGTAAGTTCTGTTCCACCATTTGATTCCTTGTTCTGGTCATTAAGCTCAATCAAGTCTTGATTATTCATTAATTTCTCCGCGGTTTTCATAATCTACAATATGAAAGAATTGCCGGTCACTGAACGCTTTGTCATCGATCCAAACATCATACGACGGCTTTCCGAGACGTGCCTCGTGGAACTTGCATCCCCATTCTGTAAGTTGTTTGTTGGTAAGTTCGGCCCAGTCAATTCCCGATCCTGAACCTCTGGCCGTCCAATAGATAATGGTATGGCCTTGATCGTATAGTTTATTTATGGCTTCAATTCTGTGGTGCAACGGGATGGAATGTTCATACATGTGTTTACCACTCACGTACGGAGTCAGACAAATAGTCTGATCAATGTCTACCATGTAGATCATGTAACTACTTCTATCGCCCACGAACGATCTTCATCGGGTTCAATAGTAAACCCGAGGATCGAGTCATAACGAAACGAACGCCATCCTTCATTATCAAGATCCCATACAGCCAACGAGGTCGGAAAAGGAAGCTTTGACACTGCTTCTTCAATATCTGTTTGTGGCGGAAGAAGATCAGGACGCAGTGTGCAACGCAACTTACGCTGTGTTCCATCCTTTTTAATAAAGTCTACTGTTACGATATTTTTAAATAGCTCAGACTTGAGGTATTCATTCCGCCAAGTAGTGTCGTCCTGCTGAAGTGTCGAGCCATTCTGTAAGTTTGTCGAATCCACCGATTTGTTCTCCGTCAATAATAATATGTGGTACTGATCTCACGTTAGGAAACAAAGACATAAAGTCTTCACGTCGAATATCGCGACCAATGTTGGTCTCGATATATTCTTTGCCTTTTTCTTCTAATAGTCTTTTTGCTTGGGCGCAATAAGGACAATTATCTTTTGTGTAAACGATTGTTTTAATTGACATCTGCTTTTACGCCAAATAAGTTTGCTCCAGATTTCTTAGGATCACCATAGACACTATTAGCACGAACCCTGATAAGCTTTGCATTGGATGCAGTTCCAGGAACCGTGATCCATGGATTCTTACCACGCTTCCAAGCATCAAGCTTATGAAGTGCCCGCGCAACTTCTGATACATCACGACGCACTGCTTTCAGTGTTGAAGCCGATACGTTTGAATGAATGCCCTTAGAAACTTTAGTCTTGCGTTTTACTTTCTTACCCATTATAACCTCACGTTGTTGATTATTTCAATATATAC